ATTTTTTGACAGGAATGGTAGACGGAACCGCAACGGTACTGCCCTCACTTCACACGGCCCGTGAGGGCCGCTTCTGTAATTCGCCTCACGGCTCATATTGTAGCAATCTGGTAGTGTGTCGTTCGAAACGACACGCCGTAGTAAGGAGTACTATTCCGCTATGACAACTCTGGTAGCAATAGAACTAGAGGACCTAGCGGTCCTAGCAGCTGATAGTCAGATAACCGAAGATACTATGCGTACCGTTAGTACTTCCACTCCGAAAATAATTCACGTGGGTAAGTATCTGCTAGGTATCACAGGTGATGCTAGACCTGGTGACATTCTTACCTATAACTGGACTCCGCCAGTGTATAAAGGTGCAGACCCTGTGCAGTGGATGGGTAAAAAAGTGATGCCAACAATACTCACGGCGTTCAAAGAGAATGGATATGACCCATATGACGCGGCGAAAGACAAAGACTCAGGCTTCGACTACCTTATCGCGTTTGATGGGAATGTATTCCATATCGCGTCGGACCTATCGTTTATCAAATCGGATCATAACATTTATGGCCTCGGTACTGGTGGCGCTTATTCTCTTGGCTATCTTTATGATCGTGTGGGTCGTCTTACTACTGGTAATGTAGAACGACACGCCGAAAGAGCTGTTCAAATCTCTTGCTTACTTGACACCAATTCTTGCCCGCCAATACAGTTGGTTACACAAAGGAGGGAGTTATCGTGACTTGTAAAGATATAACAGACCACGTATGGGCAGCAAATTTAGTTGAAAAAAAATGTGAACTTTGCGGTAAGGTAGAAATTATAAACAAAAATAATTTGAAACTAAAGTTAGCAGATATTGCTCACGAAAAAGATGCTCACGAAGCACGCAATGATTTCTTGCTAGCACTTCTTGCAGTAGTTGAAGAGCATAAGCCAATAGAAAAAGTATGGACGGACAAAACAACTGACATTTATTGCGAAAGTTGCGGTGATGCGCTTTGGATACCGTATCCTTGCAGAACTATTGTAGCTATTGAGAAGGCGTTAGTATGAGAAAAGACTGGTCAACCTGGAGCGTGTATTTCAATCTGCATAGCTTGAGTAACTGGGCTATTGGCTTAGATTATTACCACGAGTATTCTTATATGCCTCAAGAAATAATTGCTAGAGTTTTTCAGGTAAACCTGTTATTCTTCAACATTACATTTACAAGGTGGAGTAGGGGTGAGGTGTTTCCAGGGATATGAATATCAAAGAATTGTTAGTGAAGTCTCTTCACGAGAAAGAGAATAAGCGTGGACGATCCACGCAGGTACAGATAGGTCCATCAGAGCTTGGTGGCTGTCGACGTAAGGTTTGGTATCGGTTGAACAATCAACCTGAAACCAATGACAACGAGGTAAAACTCGCAGCGATTATGGGTACTGCCATACACGCTGCAATAGAGAACGCACTTGCTGACAATCAAGATGTACTTCTGGAGAAGACTGTCGAATACGGCGGTATGAAGGCACACGTTGATTGTTTCATTCCTGGGACAGGTGATGTAGTTGATTGGAAAACTACGAAGGTCAAGAATCTTTCTTACTTTCCAAGTGCCCAACAACGCTGGCAAGTACAAGTCTATGGCTACCTAATTTCTAAGTCTGGCTTGGGGAAGGTTCAGACCGTGAACCTCGTAGCTATACCTCGTGATGGGGATGAGCGTGACATCCTAGTTCACTCTGAACCCTATGATGAGGCCATCGCACTAGAGGCTCTGAGCTGGTTAGAGGCTATCAAAACAGCACAGGAAGCTCCTGCACCTGAAAGGTTCGAGAGTTACTGCGCTAGCTACTGCAAGTTCTATGATGCCTCTGGTGAGATGGGATGCGTTGGTATAAAAAAAGAACATATCAAGTCTGAGTTACCTCAGCTTGATGACAATGAAGCTGCGATGGATGCGCTGCATTACACGCAGGTTGATAATGAAATCAAAGTATTAGAAGATAAGAAGCAGGCGCTACGCGAGAAGCTGCTTGGTAAGACTGGCATTACTACAACTGGCTATGAGATCAAGTGGTCTTCTATCCAGAGTAATACGGTAGATAAAGACGCAGTGGAAAAAGCACTGGGTTATGTACCGATGAAACAAGGCAAGGAAAGCACAAGGCTTTCAATCAAGAAAACTGGAGATAAATAAAATGGCTGCACCAGATACAACAAAGTTCCAAGTGAACTACAAGTTAGCAGATGGAACATTAGTAAACTTATACGCAACAGATGTGCGTGATTTAGAGACAGGTCTAACAGACCTTGCAATGGTATCGGCGTTGATTACATCTACTGCTGATTCATTTCGAAGCAATGCGCCTGTTGCTGCCGTACAAAATTCTGCACCTGCGCCAGTAGCAACTGCACCTGCAGCAAGTGGTGGTAATACCTGTAAGCACGGAGCTATGACATACCGTGAAGGTGTGGGAGCGAAGGGACCTTGGAAGGGCTATATGTGTAACGCACCAAAGGGTGCGGTAGACAAGTGCCAAACTATCTGGGTTAGATAACTCTGATGAGGGAGCCTCGTAACTACGAGAATCCCCTTTGCGCTCAATCAGGTGGCGATGCTTGGTTTCCTGAATCAGGACAAGGCACAGCACTTGAAACAGCACACGCTAAAGCTGTATGCAATAACTGCGAGCATAAGTTTGAGTGTGCAGAATGGGGATTACGCTACGAAGACTTCGGCATCTGGGGTGGGCTGACAGAGCTTGATCGCAGGCGAATCAGAAGACAAAAGAATATAACTGTAGATAGGGACAGAAGTGCTTAGGTTAGACCGCGCTTGGAAGTCTGTGCAATCAACTGCACAACCACTTCCTACTGTGTGGAAAGACTTAGAAGCCAAAGAGATAAAGTTTCGGCGTGGTCAAGTGTGTATGGTTGCCGCTGCACCTAACGCTGGAAAGTCTATGTTCTCTTTGGTGTATGCAATAAAAGCTAAAGTTCCTACCTTGTTCTTCTCCGCAGATACCGATACCGCAACTGTGATGATGCGAGCAGCAGCTCACGTTGCAGGTCATACACAGCAGACAGTTGAGAATCAAATCAACATAGATCCTGCTGCATACGATGAAGCCTTGCAGGAAATCTCACACATCCAATGGGTGTTTGATTCATCTCCTAACCTTGATGATATTGAGGCAGAGATAAAGGCTTACATTGAACTCTATGGCATAGCACCACAGCTGATAGTCATAGATAATCTAATGAATGTGGTCGCTGAAACTGATAATGAATGGGCAGGATTACGTCAGATAATGGTTGAGCTGCACGATATGGCACGCAAAACTGATTCTTGTGTGATGGTACTGCACCACGTATCAGAACAAACTGAGTATGGAGATATGACTGAACCACCACACCGTAGAGCTATTCACGGCAAGGTGTCTCAGCTACCAGCTCTGATACTCACGCTAGGTTACAACCCCTTTGAACATACAATGCGGGTTGCAGCTGTAAAGAATCGCTTTGGAAAACACTCTGTCAATGGTAAGGATTGGGTAGCTTTGTTTGTAAACTTTGCTACTTGCCAAATCGGTGACAGCGATGCTTACGGCAGAATGATTTACAACTCCAATCCAGCGAGGGCGGTATGAGTTCGTATAACAAAGCAAAGGGATCAAAGTTTGAGACAGATATTATGAAGTATCTACGAAAGCTGGGTCATTTTGCAGAGCGTCTGGCTAAGGCTGGAGCCAATGACGAAGGTGACATTGTTACCATAATCGCAGGTCAGACGTACATTCTGGAGTGTAAGAACCGTAAGTCAATCAATCTTCCGCAGTTCTGGGATGAAGCCCAGACTGAGGCAGCCAACTATGCGAAGGCTAGGGGCCTTGATGCTGTGCCTCCAGCCTTCGTTATAGTAAAGCGCAGACAGCACGGAGTAGAGAAGGCTTGGGTAGTACAAGATTTAGATAATTGGTTACAACAAAGGAGTAAATGATGCCAGTACCACAAGGACAGATAACAAGTAGTGAGGGCTGGACAACACCAGCAGCTGAACCAAAGGTTGAAGAACCGAAAGAGGTAACAGAAGAAGAGAAGTTAGAGATTGCATTGAAGATGCACAAGGGTGAGTTATGAGTAAGTATTTTCCTGTAAAGTTTGATGCTGTTGATGTTTGTGACAGCAAACCGCTTTGGAAGCAGCTATTTTGGGTGTCCTTATATGAATGGGATGAAACTCCATACGGACTTACCATACGCATCTTAGGATTCAACTTCAACTTTTTAGTCGGAGCTTACAAATGGGAGAACGAATGATTTGTTCTGAATGTAAACTTGCTGCAACTTTCAATGCAAGTGATGAAGAAGCAGCTGAAGATATGCACAAAAAATGTGAAGGAGACTGCGGATGTCAGCACAAGACTGGTCCAGGGTGGTTCGTAAGAAGAGGGGCAAAGACTCCTCTGATGCAAACTCAGTCTCCATAGCAGAGGTCGTAAGACACTTTGGAGGAGAAGTAAAAGAGGGACGCAATGTCTCAGTACGTTGTTGTATGCACAGCGATACTCGCAAGAGTGCAGTGATAGATACATATAACAACCTGTATTACTGTCACACCTGTGGCAAGGGAGGCAATGCGGTAAATGTAATTATGGAACTAGAGAATGTGGGGTTCAAAGATGCTCTCGCAAGGGCAGGTGAAATTACTGCAGGAGGCAGCTCACCATTACGCACAGGAAATAAGCGACGAGGCGCTAGCCTACCTCGCAGGACGTGGAATATCTGAGCAGACTGCTGCAAGGTACCGACTAGGTACTATCAAAGATCCTATAGAGGGACATCAAGGTTATGAGGGATGGATTTCTATACCTTACTTCACAGCTTTAGATTTATGTGTTGGCTTCAAGTTTAGAAGATTAGATGATGGCAAGCCTAAGTATGGTGCGCCTGTTGGACAGAAGTCTCACCTATTCAATGTCATAGCTACTATGGCTAACACCAAGTCTATTGTTATCTGC